AATGAGCCTTTATGCGTCACAAACTGGCCTGATTTATACTGATTTTCAGCCTTAAAAACGCCTTGATATTGGCCTTTTTGGTCTGAATTTTCAGTATTTTGAGGCGTGCTTGGGGCAGATTTTCCAAAAGGGTCATCCATCTGGTCACGCTTAGACAGCGCCTCAAGAGAATAATTTTGCTGTTGCATGTAAACCGTATCACCACCCTCTAATGGACCTAAACCAAGCTTTTGACGCGCTTCATTCGGTGTCATGATTGCTGCACCAACACCTTCTTTAAGTCGCTGCATTTGAGATACTGAATCCATACGGATCAGCGTATCCAAATCAAGAAAGGCTTCTAAATTCGCATCTTTAAGTCCAAGGCTTTCATCAAGTAGGTTTTCACGCGCTTCAATCAGACTTTGCAAACAATCTGAATAATATATTTCATTCAGATCTGAAACTTTTTGCCCTGCTGGAATGGTGCCAATACCTAACTTAAATTGCGGTACGTGAAAAACAGCACAAATGACTTCGTTGCTCATTCGCATCTGTTCGATCAACTGAGAATCTGCGGCTGAAACTGTAATGGCTTCAAATTTCATATTGTCGCCAACAACTGCTGTGCACCCAGCATTAGCGCCACTGTAGTTTTCATTCCACTGTTTTTTGATTGCTGCTGCTTTATCTGGGTCAATAGGCCCGGGCGCAATCAGGATTCCACCTGGTCGACTATTGTTTTTAAAGTGTTGGCGCTGGCTTTTCTGGATCTCTAGGCCATGTCCCGCCGCTACCGCACATGCTGTAATTGGCGATAAGCCTACAAGTGGATGATAGAAGCAGTTAATGCGGTCGTGAATAATTTCAGATGCAGGCACCACTTCATGCGAAGTCTGATTGAGTCGATCATCATTGAGCTGATAAAAGACCTCACCAGCATCGCTGATCAATGGCTTTGTTAGATCAGGGTTTAATACTTTTAAGCCGACAACTCTGCCTGAAAAAATATCCCGAATCTTTATCACATAGGTATTACCGCGAAGTAATAAGGATGTAGTCCATTGTTCGCTAAATTGCTGCCATGTTTGGTAGTGATTTGGCTTCTTTAGAACCTTAAATTGATCTGGAATTTCCTGATCAATCCACACACCATCTTTCTTCTTCTTCAACAAAATAGGCATCTTGCCAATATCTTGAGAAATCAATGAAACGCAGCCAAAGACAGCGTGGTGTGCCGCTAAATCTTCACGTGTTAGTTCATCATTCTTTTGCCATGCACCAGAATAAGGCTCGTGTACAAATAAAGAAGTCCACCCTTGGTTTGAATGGACACTTTGCAGTGATTTTTTTCCGAAAAGTCTGTCAAAAATGCCCATCTAAACCGCCTTATTTTTGCTCTGTGGTATCTGTTTTAGTCTTGCGAGTCGGCTTTTTCGGATCTTCGTAAACTTCCGCTACACCTGTTTTAATCAAAATGTTTGCTTCAAATTCGGTAACTTCAAGCACATCACCCGGATTGGCGTTATGCATAACCTTTAAATATTTAATCTTCATAGACTGTTCCTATAGCTAAACAATTGTGATGCTTAGATATAAAAACAGCCCCAATTAAGGAGCTGTTTTAGGTCGATTAACCACCTTATGCATAATCAAGATATGCTGCAGCAATCGGACGACGTTTCGCCCATGTGATGAATTTCTCAACACGTACCGCAAACTTGTTTTCTTGCCATAAGTGGTGAGTCGTACCACCATCAACCAGGGTTGCTTGATCAGAGTAAGACACATCCACACCACCATCCTGAGCAAGCAGGATTTCAGAAGTCTTCACAAGAATGATCTTGTTGCCTACTGCCTGCGATGTGATGACTGGGATACCCATTAATGTACGGGTGCCGCGAAGCGCCATACCTGTGAAATAGCTATTGCCTAACGCATCACGCAACAAACTGATTTGTGCGGCGCGTGTTTCAGACATTAAGAAATATGAGCCATCCAATGAAAGGTTGGCTGTCACAAAGCTATTAATAAGAGCTAATAGGTCAGCTTCATATGCTGCCGCAGTTGTACCTGTATTCGGGGTTGCTACAACACCATTTAAAACACCTGCTGGGCGCGCAGTTGATGCAGCCACCGCATCAAGGAACGTGTTATCAATTAAAGTTTTTGATGCTTCGATAAGATCATCACGCACCAAAACATCTACCGCTGGATCAGAACGTCGCATTAATTCCTGTGTGTAAACAGTAATCGCAGCAAGCTTGTGCTCTTTGATTTCCACTTCACTATAGGTTGGGTTTGTTAATGGCTTTGGAGCGCCTTCACCCACCCATTGCGCTTGACCACCGGTCAATTGGCTGGGGATTTTGGAGTTAAACGGCACATTACGAAAGCCCGCAAGTTGGTCAAATACAGTTGCAGCACGAAGCATGTCAACAAATTCACCAACTAAGCGGTTTTCAGTAACCAATGATGCTGCAAATCCTGCATCGGTAGTGGTACCCAAGGTTGCTTTTGTCACAAGGTCCTGAACTTCATCACCAAAGCCAAGCTGCTTAGCCATGTCTACCGGTGCAATGTAGTGGCCTTTTTTGGCTTCAAGTGCGGCTGCAAGCTTTGCTCGGGCATACTGAGCAAAGCCGATACCTTTAGGCAGGTTTGATTCAACTTGGATTCGAGGCACCTCTTCTTTACCTTCAGCGGTTGCCTTTGCTTGTGCCTCGGTTTGACCAGCAACAGGCGTTGCCGTTGCAGCAGCTTCTTCAGCAGCAGCGATTTGCTTTTTGGTACGCTCGATATTTACATTTAAGGCAGCAATGTCTTTTTCAATCGCTTGAATTTCAGCTTCAGTGGTTTCATCAGGTGTTGTGCCCGCTTCCGCTGACTTTGACAAGGCTGCTTGCATCGCGGTGTTTTTTTCAGCTAATGCTTTCAGTAATTTCGCTAAATATTCTTTCATATTTTTACTCCACCCTTTGTTGGGCCATTAAGTTTTACGACAACGTGTTTTTGCTCAGATGAATCGCCATCTGTTGCGGTTTTCTGAGGTTTTTCGCCCAACGCGGCTTTGTGTTCCTCAAATGCTTTTGAAAATTCTGTAGAGCTTTCGCGGTTGCAAGGGATTGTAACTAGGCTGAGTTCATACCATTCCCATTGGTTGAACTGGATGCCACCACCCTTGATCATTTCCGCCTCATCCCAATTTGGGATAAATCCAACTGATAAACCTTTAACCAAATCGTATTTCAGCGATTGATATGCCTCATCCACACGGTCTTTCAAGACACCCGGTTCTTCGATTTCAGGGATGTGGATTTCAACTTCAATGCCATTTGCTGTGACTTTTGCGCTTGTCACCTGACCAATTGCTTTTGTTGGGTCATGGTGAAATAACAAAGGCATAGGCAGATCGAAATCCGCACCTTTTGGCACCATTACATCCTTGGCGCGATCTTGATTTGGTGTACTTGCGATTCCTTTGAAGGTTCGCTTTTGCTCATCAAGGCTCTTAATTTCGACAGAGCCAAAGGTTTTATGTAGAGCAGACATAAGGCTCTCCCAATAAAAAAGCCCGCGTAATGCGAGCTTTGGAAAGTGAATAAATTAAATAAAGAAGACGTTGTATTCTTTTTCGGCCTGTTCAGGATTCATAGACATCAAGGCCACCGCATTAAACGTAGCAATCAATGGGTCGATCTTCCCAACACCAGACTCCTGTTTGCTGATCATCATGCCGTTACCCTTCACGACTGCACGCGCATTGCCGACACACCAAGTCATTAAACCTTGGCCTGCATGATACAAGTTGCCCTCAGCAAGCTTCCGTTCGGTTGTTAAGATGTAGGACATGAGCTTAAATCCCTGCTGAACTGCAATGAGCTTATCTTCAGGAATACCAGCATCAAGTAAGCCATCTAAAAGACCACCCAAACCAAGTGGATCCAGCCCAATCTTATCGAGCTTACCGGAGTCATATACCTTTTTTGCAATCAATGCGAGCTGGTCAATATCATCGCCAACACGATCAACAATGGTCAGACTGCCTTCCTTTTCATAGTCAGCATACTTTGGCGCGTTCTCTTTGCGTCTTTCGACTGCGGTTTTATTACACCAAGCATGATTCCAGAGCCACCATTTACGGCTTTTGTTATGTCGACCAAGTACAGCGAAGCCGAGCAAATCATCAAGACCACCACCATCAATTCCGCAGGTAATAACGTCTGATTGCTCAATCAGTTTATCTAGAGTGAATTCTTTGGCTTGTTGTAGCCAATATTCAGCACCAGCCCAACGGTTAGCTCGAAGATTCAGGCCAATTGGTACGTTTAAATGTTTAGCAAGAAAGTCACGCAGCGATTCTTCGCCAGCATCCTTAACCTTCTCAAACTCGTTAATCAGGTAATCAAGATCAACCGATGCACCCAAGTTTGGATTGGTGACATAGAAGTTTTCAGGTTTTAAGTGCTCACCTGCCTCAAGCATCCACTCAGGAAACTCGTAAATCAGCGGCAAGAACTGAGGGTTGACCTTTACCCCATCCCGAATATCACGCGCATAATCTAGCAATTGCTTGAACACACCGCATGGCGTTTCATCTGACATGGTAGACAGGTAGATAACACAACCTTCGGGCCGTGATGCCAGACCGCCTTTTGCTTCACGAAACATCGATTCAGCATTCGATCTTTTACCAAAGAGCCAGACCTCATCAATGAGAATGATTGAAGCCTTTTTACCCGCAGTAGCGTTACTTTCCGCAGCAATCACTTTTAAGGTCGCATTCGTACCTAAATGGGTGACTGTTTTGGTGTGCTCAGACACATTGAACATTTCCTGAAGCTCAGGATCAGCTCGAATGAAGTCTCGAATAGGATTAAAACTATTATCTGCGACCTCTTTCGTGGGCGCTAACAGGATAAGCTCAGCCGACATACGATCATTTAAGATCAAGGCTACCATCATGATTCCGGCTGCAATCGTTGACTTGGTGTTTTTCTTGGAGATCAGTAGGAAGAATTCGCGAATTAAACGCTTCTTCTGTTCTGGATCGTAAGCACCAAAGATGGCACGTACAAATTCAATCACCCAATCAAGTGTGACCTCGCCCATTTTGGGGCTACCCATCACATCGACCAAGATTAATTCTTTAAAAATCCGCTCTGCTACATCAGCCACTTCTGGAAAAAGTGGTTCACAAGGCATGAGTGACTTTTTAGCGACAATACGTTCCTCCCAGTCTGGGCAGGATGTTGTCCATTCTGGGAGCATTGCTGACATAAATTAGCCTTTATTTTCTGTCGAGATGTTCTTCTTTTATGAGAATTTCGCATTTCTCAATGAATGGGTGCCCACCACAATAAGCAACATCTCCAAAGTAATGCATAAACTCATGCATTTGCATTGATGCAAACCCCTCTTCATCCAGCTTTAATTCAAGAGGAATATCTAGGGTTTTTATTCTTCTTTGGATTACTTCTCTTTGCTCTCGATAGTGCGCCTTCCCAAAGTCCGTAGGCTTGAAGCGTATTGGGTAATTTATATTAAAAGACACTGTTGACATATCAGCTCCTTAGCTGCGAACCAAGTGTTCCAAACTTCCCGCCTTGAGTAGCTTTTTTAGCTTCATCGGCTTTGGTTTCTTTCTTGCCTTTTTCAGCAACCTTGCCATGAAAATATGGAAGTGCTGCTTTTGCTGCATCCATTCGCATTTTCATGTCTTCAACCGGATCAGTCCAAATCTCTTCTAAAAATTTGAGCGGGTCAGCACGATTGCCAGCAGTTTCAATGTCTTTTTTTGTGATGATTGGCTTCTGATCGGGTTTAACATCAGTATTAATATCTTTAACACTGGTAAGGCGTTCAAGGTGAGCAATCACATCAGGATCTTTCGCCATTCTTGAGCCAGCTTGTGATGCTGTTTCAGGGCTACAACCCGCGAAGATAGCGGCTTCTTTGTTATTCGCGCCATCATGTTTAGCTTGGGCAAATGCCTTCTTTTTTGCTGTTAAAGCCATGTGCCCTCCTTTAACATATTTGCGAAATGGGAAATTTTTTTATAAGTGAGATCGTGGGCGGTGTCCGCTGGCTCAGGGCTTCAAACTTTTTGACTCCCCCCTACCATCTGCGACGACGTTCATCTTCTGTTATGTCTTTTTGTGCGCGTTTGGCTTCTTGCTTGATATCACGAGCTAAAAGACAGAATCTTTTGACATCATCACACGTGACAGTAGGCTTACCAGATTGAATCTGCGCTACTGCATAGTCATGCACCATATCTTCAATACTTTTCTCAGTCATATTCGACCCTCCATCTGTGTCTTCTTCTTATGACACGGCACACACAACGACTGAAGGTTTGATTCATCATCCGTACCACCTTGAGCCACATTAACGATATGGTCTAACTCAAGCTCCATAGTCACACGACCACATGAACAGCAGGTCCACTCATCACGAGTATGAATCTTTTGCTTGAGCCTGCGCCATGGTCTACCACCACGACCCTGACCCCAATTGTTCTTAGATGGTCTCGGTGCCTTCGGTGTCATCGCCTGTAGTTTGTTTTGCAGTCTGGGTAACTTCATAACCATCAATCCAAATAAGGTGACTTAGGTTTCTCATCCTCATCACCACCTTCCAACTGAATCAATAGCTCATTGATCTGAGCATTCTGTTCATTGTTGATCTGGATGAGCTGGTTGTTTTGCTGAATCAGTTGGTTGTTCTGTTCGAGTAGCTTTGGAAGTAAGTCGTTCGATGCACAACCGCATTCTTTCTTTTGATCGCTCATATTGTTCTTTCATCCATTTACGTCGTGCTTCACAGCCTTGGCATGTCATGAGTTATTCCTCAAGATGTTGCTCGACCAACTCATCAATCTCTTGAGCACGTTCAAGCAATGCTTCTTTTGTGTCAGCAGGAATGCGTGGATCGAACTGCATGCCGCGCATAAAATTTGCAACTGATTCAAGTTGCTCTAATAATTCTTCATTACTCATTGATCTACTCCTGATAACACCACTTCAAATCATCCGGCACAGTTAAATGCACACCCAACTTCACCACAGCAAAGTCATGCACG